TAGAAAGAAGAGGTAATCAACAAGACTTATGGATATGGGATTATCCAAACTATAGCAAAAACTATATGGTTACAGCAGATTGTGCTAGAGGTGATGGTGGTGACTTTAGCGCATTTCATGTAATTGATATAGAAACTATGGAACAAGTTGCGGAATATAAAGGTCAATTAACTACAAAAGACTATGGTAATTTATTAGTAACAGTATCAACTGAATATAATAATGCATTACTTGTTGTAGAAAATAACAATCAAGGATGGGCAGCTTTACAACAAGTTATAGACAGAGATTATCAAAATACTTTTTATAGTTCCGCTGATTTAACTATTGTAGATGTTGAAAAAACTTATACTAATAAATTAAACTCGGCGGATAAGAAATTGGTGCCTGGATTTACTACTACCACTAAAACTAGGCCATTAGTTATTAGTAATATAGAACTATTTTTCCGTCAAAAACAAGTTATTATAAAATCAAATAGATTATTAGAAGAATTAAATGTTTTTGTATGGAATGGACCAAAAGCAGAGGCTATGAAAGGTTATAATGACGATTTAGTAATGTCATTTGGTATAGGATTGTGGGTAAGAGAAACCGCTTTAAGACTTCGTAGTGAACAAATAGCATATAGTAGAGCTATGCTTGGCAAAATAACTAAAAAAGATTCCGGCGTTATGGTTACTAAAGACATACGCGATGTAAGTCCTATAGATGATCCTATGAAAACATGGCAATTTAGTGCGGACGGAGTACAGGGTGGAATGGCCGGAGGTAAAAAAGAAAGTTTAAACTGGTTATTGTAAATACTTATATAATATAATATAAAATTATGGCTGATAACACATTTCAAGAGCTAAAAAACCGTTCATTATTTGCTAGATTAAAACGATTGTTCAGCAACGATGTTATTGTAAGAAATGTCGGTGGTAAGAAACTAAAAGTAATAGATACCGATGAAATACAATACGCCACGGATCGTAACAGCCTAAGAGATCGTTTCAATAGACTTCGTACAACATCATATAATCAATATACAAGAGACTTTAATTTAAGTTATCAAAGTAGTAGAGTAGAATTATTTAGAGACTATGATTGTGTAGGACCGGATACGATTATACCTTTACCTGATGGTACTAAACCAACTATAGCTGAATTAACGGAGAGGTATAAAGATAAACCTCAAGAAAGGTTTTATGTGTTTTCATACGATCACGAAACTGATAGTATAAAATTAGGCAAAGCGTATCATCCTAGAAAGAAAGGAAAACGTCAGGGTTATAAAGTTACATTTGACAATGGTCAATTTGTGATGGCCAGCCTTAAACATCCTTTTATGATGCGCGATGGTACCTATAAACGAACATTTGAGTTACGTGTGGGGGATTCTGTTATGCCTTTTTATCAGAAAGAATATGGATATAATATTGGATATAAAAGGTTCTAATAATTTACCTGATAATTTATTGATCATGGATTGGAAAGAACATAAACAGTATCATAGTGAATATAATAAAAATGTATTATGGGGTGAAGAAAATTACGAAAATCAACTTAAAAAATTAAAAAGTCACCCGAATTATATCGACAGAAACATTCATCATTGGAATGGAGAACGTGCGGGTGAAAATAATCCGTTTTATGGAAAATGTCATTCAAAGGAATCGAATCAGAAACGTTCAACTAAATTAAAAAAAGTATTTGCGGATAGAGTTCAATACGGAATTAGAAATCCAAAATATAGACACGATATAACTTTTGATAACGTAAAACAAAAAGCATATGAGTATTACAAAGAATATTCGAAGATTAATTTGTGGGACTTCATAGAACATATCAATTGTGATCATTCCACTCTTCAAAATCGACTTAAAAAAGAAGGACATGATTGGAAATCATTTAAACAAAATGTTGAATCTACGCTTAATCATAAAATTGTATCAATAGAACAAATCGGTGAAATTGATGTTTATGATGTAACTGTCGAAAAATATGAAAACTTTGCCACAGACAGTTGTTTTGTCTCAAACACGATGGATATGGATCCAATTTTGGCTTCAGCATTGGACATTTATTCAGATGAATGTACGACTAGAAATGAGATGGGGAATATAATCACCGTTCGTTCCAACAATGATGAAATTAAAAACATATTAAATAATTTATTTTATGACATCCTTAATATTGAATTTAATTTATGGAGTTGGACTCGTAGTATGGTCAAGTATGGTGATTTTTATCTCAAGTTACATATTAGTCCAGAATATGGTGTATATATGGTTGAGCCACTCAGCTCTTACTATGTTACTCGTATTGAGAATGCACATTTAACAAACAAGAATTTCGTTCGTTTTCAAGTCAATTTACCATATGGTAATAAAATTGAAGAATGTGAAAATTATCAAATAGCTCATTTTAGGTTATTAAGTGACAGTAACTTTTTACCATATGGTAAGAGTATGTTGGAAGGCGCTCGTCGTGTATGGAAACAATTGAGTTTGATGGAAGACGCAATGTTAATTCATCGTATTATGCGTGCTCCAGAAAAAAGAATTTTTAAAATTGATATCGGTAATATTCCTCCAAACGAAGTTGATAATCATATGGAAAGAATTATTGCTCAAATGAAAAAAGTTCCTTATTTAGATCAAAATACAGGCGACTATAATTTAAGATTTAATCTACAAAACATGGTTGAAGACTTTTTCCTACCTGTTCGTGGCGGAGATAGTGGTACAAGTATTGAAAATTTAAGTGGACTTGAATGGACTGGTACCGATGATATTGAATATCTTCGTAATAAAATGATGGCAGCACTTAAGATTCCAAAAGCATTTTTGGGTTATGATGAAAGTTTAAGTGGTAAAGCTACATTAGCGGCCGAAGATATACGATTTGCTAGAACGATTCAAAGAGTACAAAGAATTATTGTAAGTGAATTGAATAAAATCGCTGTAATTCATTTGTATAGTCAGGGATATAGAAATGAGTCGCTTGTAGATTTTAGCTTAGAACTTACTAATCCATCTACAATATTTGAAAAAGAAAAGATTGATGTTTGGAAGAGTAAAGTTGAAGTCAGTAAGGATATGGCAGAACAAAAATTGTTTAGTAAGAAGTGGGTATATGAAAATGTATTTGGTATGAACGACCGAGACATGATTGAATTACAAAAACAACTTGTAGATGATGCTAAAGGAAGTTATAGATTTAAACAAATTGAAGACGAAGGTAACGATCCAGCGTTGTCTTTCTTAAAATCCAAGGAAAAAAAAGGTGAAGGTAGTAGTGGCGGAGAAAGCGGCAGTAATGAATCCACAACAAGTGGAGGTGAATCCACAACAAGTGGAGGTGAATCCACAACAAGTGGAGGTGAATCCACAACAAGTGGAGGTGAATCCGGTAGTGGTGGAGAACCTCCTAAACTAACAGAAAGAGATCAAACGGGTCGTAAAAAGGCTAGTGATTATCCGTTTGGAGAGGATTCACTTGGTACATTAGAAAACAATAAAAAGTCAGATCTATCAGTAACCCATAAATATAAAAATAAATCTCCATTGTCATTGGAAGCATTAAGTGGATTAAACGATTTATTAAATACAGTTGATGAAGAAAAACAAATTTTACGAGAAGAAGAAGAAAAATCCTTTATGGATGAGACAAATATAAAAGAAAGATATAAATAGTATATATTTACTTAATTTTCTTATATTTATAAATAATAATATTAAATATGCATAAAAAAGCAAAACATTCTAAATTTAAGAATGCTGGAATATTGTTTGAATTGTTGACTCGTCAAATTACAGCAGACATTTTAGCGGGTCGTGACGAGTCGTTTACCAAGAACTTAATGTTTAAATATTTCCACGAAAGTAAAGAGTTGGGCAAAGAAGTTCAACTCTATAATTTTATCGTCCAACAAAGCAGCAAAGATACTGTTTCCGCTGACCGCATTCTAAATGTTGTTTTGCAAACTCGTTCCAAGTTAAACGAAAAAGAATTAGACAAACAAAAATATAATCTAATTAAAGAAATTAAAGAAAAGTATAATATTGATGAGTTCTTAAAAAATAAGATTCCAAATTATAAATTATACGCTTCAGTTTATAAATTATTTGAAGATAGTACAAAGAATGAAATTAAGTTTGATGTAAAAGAATTGATTGAAAGTAGAGAGTATATTGTTGAAAATTTAATTCGTGAAAAGAGAAATGGTGACGATTCATTGGATATATATGGTAATCAACCTGCTGAAGTTCGTTTAATCGCTTACAAATTCTTGATTGAGAACTTTAATAAGAAGTATAGTAATTTGTTACCAGACCAAAAAAAATTGTTAAAGGAATATATTACTAATATAAGTAATTCTGGTAAATTTACACAATTTGTTAATGATGAATATAAAAGAGTTTCTACTATTTTGAAAGAAAATATTCAAAGTATTAATTCAGAAGTTGTAAAAATTAAAATGAACGAAGTTATTAGTCAATTTTCTTCCAAAACTCTTAGTGGCGTCGTAAAAGAAAATCAATTAACATCTTTACTCAACGCATATGAATTAGTTGAAGAACTCAAAAAAATCATTAATGAAAGCAAGTCTTAAACAAAAAGTTAAGAAAGCACTTGAAGCTTTTAAACTACGCCAAGAAGCCAGTACAACGGGTACTATGGGTGTTGCTACAGGCGGAGCACATATAGGCGGTGATATTGGTACTACTCCGTTTGCTTTTAGTAGAAAAGGTGCTAGACCAAGTGTTATACATCAAGCCGGATTTACACCCGCTAAAAAAGTTAAAAAAAGTTCGAATTACAAGCTGGAAAATCAAATGTATAGTGAACCAGCTTATTCTACACCTGCTCAAAATATTGAACCTGTACCAACTTATGTTGATAAAAACGGTCTGGTACAACATAATGATCCTGAAATAGATCCTAATTTGGTTGGTTTTAAACAAGGTCAATTACCTGTAACAGAAGGTTTTAATGGTTTAAAATATGAACAACAAGATCCGCCGGCTCCACAGGCAATTCCCCAACAACCAGTACAACCAAAAGCTGAACCTCAGGTTAGTGTAATATCGTATGATATTCAACCAGATTTTACAGCGTTTGATCAAAAGTTAAAAAATAGTACCGAATCACTTAAGGTTAATTTACAAAAGACTGTGCAAGATAAAATTCTTAGTAAAAAGATTGTTGTAAGAGCTAGTAAAGGATTTAAACAACCTGAAGCTGATTACACGATTAACGTTACCGGTGTAAGTATTGATTATTATTATGACCGTTATGTTATTATAATAATCGGTCGTGAAGAAAATAAACAAAA